AGACTGGCATGGCGGTCGCCCGGCGCCGTAGCGCTTCCGTCGGCCGAACAGCCGGCGCCCGCCGCTGCACAGCCCGCCGCGCCGCGTCCTGCCGCGAGCGACCGCCATGCCAGTCTTCTCGACCGCCTCCGGAGCCGCCGATGAACGCCCGCCGCCGCCGCGAACGCCGCGACATCGTCACCGCCATGATCGAGCGACTGCGCCAGATGCAGCCCTCGTTCTCGGAAGACCTCGCGCACCAGCTCGAAATGCAGATCAGGCAGGAAGAAGGGGGGCGCGAGCACTACGTGTACGCGCCGCCGAAGATCACGGACCAGAAGCGCGACCAGGCGCAGGCGCTGATGGACATGGGTGTGCCGCGCGCCACGGCGTACAGGAAGGCGGGGTGACCACCAAACCCATGCGCGAAGCAATGCCCCAGTGCGCCGCCTGGGTCGATGCGCTGCGCGACGTGTTCGGGCCCGAGTACATCACCGAGCAGATCCGCATCGGGCTGGAAGAGGGCACGTGCTGGTTCGCGGAAGGCGGGCACTACATCGGCCGGCCTGGGCAGCCGGAGCGCGATGCGCAGCGCGCGGCCGACGAACATCACTTCACGCTCGACCAGATCGCCACTGGCGGTGCGAATGGATGACGATGGAAGCGCTTCTTGAATCCCTATTCATCGTGGTCTGCGGACTTGCCTCGGCGAGCGTGCTGAGCAGCCGCGGCCGGTCCGGCGGCATCAACCATCCGCCGACGTATCGGCGCCCACCGCCGCCGCCCGCACCGCCCCAAAGGCACTGAGACACTTTCCGTATTTTTCCGATGAGCCGATCGCCATGCTTGCACCACCATGGCCTTCACCTCATCCGACCTCGTTGCACTTGACCGCGCCATCGCCTCGGGCGAGCTAAGCGTCGCCTACGACGGCAAGCGGGTCGAGTACCGCAGCATCGCCGAGTTGCAGGCCGCGCGCGCGCTGGTGCTGACCGAACTGCAGGCCGCAGGCGCTGACCGCGCTGTGCGCACCGGCCTCATGTCGAGGACGCGCGATTGAACGTCCTCGACCGCGCCATCGCCTGGGTCGCGCCGACCGCGGCCCTGAAGCGTGCCCGCGCGCGTGCTGCGCTCGGCCTCGTTCGCGGCTATGAGGGCGCGAAAACAGGCCGCCGCACCGCCGGCTGGACGTCCGGCACCTCGTCTGCCAATGCCGAGATCGGCCCGGCAGCCTCGCGCCTCCGGCAGCGCTGCCGTGATCTGTTCCGCAACAACCCGCTGGCGGCATCCATCCTCCGCGTCATGGTGTCGAACCTCGTCGGCACCGGCATCGTCGTCAAGGTCTCCGACCCCGCGCTGCAGGCGAAGTGGGAACAGTTCGTCTTGCAGTGCGACGCTGACGGCGTAAGCGACCTGTACGGCCTGACCGCCCTCGTTGCCCAGTCGTGGAAAGAGTCCGGCGAAGTGCTGGTGCGCCTGCGCCCGCGCACCGCGGCTGACGGTCTCGCCGTGCCGTTGCAGCTTCAGGTGCTGGAGATCGACCACCTCGACACCAGCAAGGAAGAAGACCTGGGCGGCGGTCGCCACATCCTGCAGGGCATCCAGTTCGACGCCCTCGGCCGTCGCGAAGGTTACTGGCTCTTCCCGCAGCATCCCGGCGAGGCTGGCCCGATCCGCGCTGCGCTCGTGTCGCGCTTCGTGCCCGCCGACCAGGTGCTGCACATTTTCAGCCGCACGCGGCCCGGGCAGATTCGCGGCGTGCCCGCGCTCGCCCCCGTCATGCTCAAGCTGCGCGACCTGGATGATTACCAGGAAGCCGAGCTGCTGCGCAAAGGCATCGAAAGCTGCTTCGCGGCCTTCGTCACCAACCCGAACGGCACGCAGGGCTCGATGCTCGGCGCCGACGCAAGCCAGACCGACGCCAAGGGCACGCGCGACGAAACCATCGCCGCCGGCATGGTCAAGTACCTCGGCCCGGGTGAAAGCGTCGAGTTCGGTACGCCGTCGTCCGTGAGCGGCTTCAACGAGTTCATCACCAACTACAAGCGCGAGATCACCAGCGGCGCCGGTGTTCCGCACGAACTCGCCACCGGCAACCTCACTGACGTCAACTACACCAGCCACCGCGCCGGCCTCGTCGAGTATCGCCGTCAGGTCGAGCAGGAACAGTGGCTGGTGCTCATTCACCAGTTCCTGCGCCCGGTCGTCGCCGCCTTCCAGCGCTACGCCGCCATCAGCGGCGTGCGCAACGCGCTGGCCGCCACCGCCGAGTACACCCCGCCGAAGTTCGACTGGGTCGACCCGGTCAAGGACGCCACCGGCGAGCTGATCGAAGTCGCCGCCGGCCTCAAGCCCTGGCAAGAAGCCGTGCGCCGTCGCGGCTTCGACCCCGAGCGCGTTGTCGAGCAGATCAAGGAAGACCAGGCCCGCTTCGAGGCGGCCGGCGTCAAGGTCCAGATCGGCGATCTGCTGCTTGGCGCCGTCGCCACCGCCATCAATCAAGGAAGCCGCGAATGAACATGAACGAACTCCGCGAGCTGCCGCCGCAGGTCCGCCTGCTGCCGGTCGCCACCGTCAACGAGGCCGAGCGCACCGTCGAAATCGTCTGGTCGCAGGGCGCCGACGTTACCCGCAGCGACTGGTGGACGGGCAAGCGCTACATCGAGCGCCTGTCCATGGACACCGCACACGTCGACCTGTCGCGCATGCAGCAGGGCGCGCCGGTGCTCAACACCCACAGCCGTTGGGACGTGCGCGATGTCATCGGCGTCGTCGAACGCGCCTGGATCGAAGGCGGCGAGGGCCGCGCCATCGTGCGCTTCAGCGACCGCGACGACGTCGAACCCATCTGGCGCGACATCAAGGCCGGAATCCTGCGCAACGTCTCCGTCGGCTATGTCGTGCGCAAGTACGAAATCACCGAGAACGCCAACGAGCTGCCGGTCTATCGCGCCGTCGACTGGCAGCCCTTCGAAGTGTCCATGGTGCCGGTGGGTGCAGATGCCGGTGCCGGTACCCGTTCGCAGCAGCAACCCGAAACGGTGCGCTGCGAATTCATCCATCTGACGCCGGCCGGCGTCGTCACTCAGGAGCGAACCATGCCCGAAGCAACTCCGGTGGCCGATACGTCGGCGACCACTCAGCGCACTGCCGCTGATCAGATCAACGAAGCCGAAGTCCGCCGGCAGGCTGCCGAAGCCGAGCGCCAGCGCGGCATCGACATCCGCGCCCAGGTGCGCGCCGCTCGCCTCGACGACGCCGTCGCCGACGACATGGTCGCCCGCGGCATCAGCGCCGACGCTGCCGCCCGCGAGATCCTGCAGAAGCTGGTCGAGCAGGACACGCAGACCGACACCCGCAGCCAGACTCGCATCGAAACGCTGGTGGACGAAACTGAAACCCGCCGCGCCGCGATGACCGAAGCCATCGTGCACCGCATGGCGCCGCACGGCCAGCTGCCCGAGCGCGCCCGCGAGTTCCGCCACATGTCGCTGCTGCGCATGGCGGAAGAATCGCTGGGCGCCCAGGGCATCCGCGTGCGCGGCATGTCGCCGCTGGAGATCGCTTCGCGTGCCCTGCACTCGACCAGCGACTTCCCGCACATCCTGGCCAACGTCATGAACAAGCGCCTGCGCGCCGGCTACGACGAGAATGTGCCGTCCTACACCGCGTGGGCACGCCGCGCACCGAACGCGCCCGACTTCAAGACCCTGTCCGTCGTGCAACTCTCCGCCATGCCCGACCTGCTGGCGAAGGCCGAAGGCGGCGAGTTCAAGTACGGCACGCTGTCGGACGGCAAGGAAACGTACTCGATGCTCAGCTACGGCCGCATCCTGGGCGTCACCCGTGAAACGCTGATCAACGACGACCTGCGCGCCTTCGACCGCATCGCCACCGGCTTCAGTGCCTCGGCCCGCCGCCTCGAAAACCGCATGGTCTATGCGCAGATCACCGGCAACCCGACCATGGCTGACGGTGTCGCGCTGTTCCATGCGAACCACGGCAACCTCGCCGGCTCGGGCGCTGCCATCAGCGCCACCACGCTCGCGGCCGGCCGCACCGCCATGCGACTGCAGAAGGGCCTGCAGGCCGAAGAACTGAACCTGGCGCCGCGCTTCCTCATCGTGCCCGCAACGCAGGAACAGCTGGCCTACCAGTACACCAGCACCCAGTTCGTGCCGGCCAAGTCCAGCGACGTCAACGAGTTCCGCCAGGGCGGCCGCACCGCGCTGGAGCCCATCGTCGAATCGATTCTGGACGCCTCCTCGACCACCGCCTGGTACCTCGCGGGCGACAACGGTCAGGTCGACACCGTCGAGTACTGCTACCTCGAAGGCGCCGAAGGCGTGCGGCTCGAAACCGCCATGGAGTTCGACACCGACGGCATGAAGGTCAAGGCCGCGCTCGACTTCGTCGCCAAGGCCATCGACCACCGCGGCCTCTACAAGAACGCCGGCGCGTAATCACGCAGCAGCCCGGCTCCGGCCGGGCTCAAGCCCTCAAGCCATCGAAAGGAACCAGCATGAAGAACTTCGTACAGCCGGGTGACGTGATCGGCGTCACCGCCCCCTACGCGCTCACCTCGGGCGATGGCTGCCTGGTCGGCAGCCTGTTCGGCATCGCGGTCAAGAGCGCCGACAGCGGCGCCGCAGCCGAGATCGCCCGCACCGGCGTCTATGACGTCACCGCGCTCAGCACCGACACCGCGTCCGCAGGCGCCAAGCTGTACTGGGACAACACGAACAAGTGCCTCACCACCACCGCCTCCGGCAACACGCTGGTCGGCCTGGCGGTCGCCGCCAAGACCTCGGGCCAGACCACCGCCCGCATCCTGCTCGGCAACTTCGCCTAAGTCTCGCGCGTCATGTTCGCAGCCATCGCCCGCTCGCTCTTCGACGCCTACAAGCGTCAGGGCGCCACCGTGCGCGTCGTCTGGCACCCGTCCAGCGGCGAGCCCGTGTGCGAGGGCGACGGTGTGCGGGCCGTCATTCCGGGCGAGGGCACGTTTTCCGGCGAGCGCTACAGCATCGACACCGTCGAGGTCATCAAGGCGGAGTTTCCCGGCCTTCGGCAGAGCGAAATCATCAGCGTCGACGGCGCCGACTTCGGCGTGCGCGACATCGCCTCGGACGACGGCATCTTCCTGCGCCTGGTCATCGGCGTGCCTGATCACAGGGCCTGCGCATGACCCCGAACCGCAACTGGCTCGACGCCGAACCGCTCATCCTGCACCGCCTGCGCGAGCGCTTCCCCGACGCCACCGTGCTGCCGTGGAAAGACGTGCCCGACAACATGAGCCTGCTTCCGCTGCCCATGGTCGCCCTGCGCTTCGTCGGCTTCCACGTCGTGCCGAGTGAACGCCCGCTGCCGCGCGAAGCGCGCCTGCGCGCGGAGTGGCACGTGATCGTCGCCGGCCGCGAAGGCACCGAGCACGACCCGTCGGGCCCGGCCTCGGCCCAGCTCTCCGACCTGTGCGGCCGAGTGCTTGGCGCGCTGCTGGGCTACCGCCCCGACGGCTTCCCCAAACCCCTCATGCCGATCGACACCCCCGCCATGTTCCCCGAAGCGGGCGTCGAGTCGCATGCCTGCGGCTTCGGACTTGAGTTCGTGGCTGTCGCAACCTGAAAGGACATCACGTGCCCATCGCACCCACTGACATCGAGTTCCGCCTGTCCGGCGGCGGTTCGAACACCGACCCGAACGCCTCGCTGGGCGGCGCGAAGAGCAGCACCGAAATTGGTACCGGCCTGCACAACCTGTTCGACGTCGTCGGCAGCGCCGAATCGGCGGCCGGCGACACCGAATACCGCTGCTTCTACGTGCACAACGCGCACGCCACGCTCGATCTGGAGAACGCAGTCATCTTCATCCAGAGCAACACGCCCAGCGCCGACACCAGTGTCGAGATCGCTGTCGGCAGCTCCGCCGTGAATGGCACCGAGCAGACCGTCGCGAACGAATCCACTGCGCCGACGGGCGTCACCTTCAGTGCAGCGGCGAATCTCGGCGCAGCGCTCGCCCTCGGCACCATTCCGGCCGGCGAGCACCGCGCCGTGTGGGTGAAGCGCATCGTGAGTGCCGATGCCGCCGCGTACAACGACGACCAGGTCACCTTGCGCGTGCAGGGCGATACGGCGGCCTGATTGAGTCTGTGATGATCGAGATCACCAGCTCCACCTACCAGACCGGCGCGACGCAGGCCGACGGATCGGTGCAGGTTCGCGAAACGCACCAGCGGTCTGGCGGCTTCCCGGCGCTGACGTTTGACTACTTCTGCCCGGAGGGGGTTGATCCGGCCGAGGTGCTGGCCGAGCGCGCCGCGAAGCTTACGGCCGAGTTCCAGCGGCGCGCCGTGGTCGATGGTTTGTCCGATCCGGGCGTGATCCCCTGGACCAAGCTGCAGTTCGAGCGGCGCTTCGAGCTTTCCGAGTGGATCGCTGTGCAGGACTTCAACGCCTCGTACCTAGACCACCCGGCGCTGACGCAGGAGCAGAAGGACACCATCCGTCGCGGTCTCGCGGAATACAAGGTTGCGCTGGAGGTGAGCCCGGCCGATCCGGCCGTGGCTGCGCTTCTCGGTTTGTACGAGGCCGTCGGGGTGCTGCCGGCGGGCGCCGCGGCGAGGATCCTGAGCGATGGCTGATCTGTACGTCGGTGGCCCCGGTACCGGCGTCTGGACAGGTGCCTACTCGACGCTGCAGGAGGCGCTCGCCGTCGCAGTGGGTGGCGATCTCATCCACGTCGCGCAGGGCCACGCGCAGACGCAGGGCACATCACTCACGCTCACGTCGGCCGGCGCCGCGGCGAACCCGGTCGTGATCGTGTGCGAGAACACGACGACTGGCGAATATGTGCCCTTCGGCGCCTCCGTAACCGTCACCGGTTCGTCCAGCATGACGATTGCCGGCAGCCTAGATGTCTATGGGCTGAGCTTCAACACCGGAACCGGCGCGGTTAACGTGACGTGGACGGCCTGCAATACAGCGCAGGACTTCCAGCGTTTCACCGACGGCAACATCAGCATTCCCGCCAGCGGCTTGGGGGCACGGATTAACGCCGGGCCGAGCGCCAATGCAGCGACGCGCCTGCTGGTGCTACGAAACTGCAACCTTTCGGTGGCAAACGCATCGTCGACGTCGAGCGGCTGCATCACGCTCAGTACCGCCACGCTGGAAATGTACGGGGGGTCTGTGACGGCAGCGAACGCCGCGAACTTGATCGGGCCGAACACTGGGCAAGGGCGCGCAACGCTGGCGCGGTTCATCGGTGTTGATCTTTCTGGGCTGTCTTCGTCGGTCACGCTCGTCTATAGCGGCGGCGATTCGTCTGTCGACGTCGAGTTCATCGAGTGCAAGCTTCCGTCCGGCTGGTCCGGCGACCTCGTCAGACCGACGCTGCGGGTCGGCGAGCGTGCCACGATGTGGAACTCCGACAGCGGCGCATCGAACTATCGGATGCGCAAGCGCCAGTACGCTGGCCGGTGCTACTCGAACAGCGGCGTCTATCGTGACGCCAGCGGAACTGGTGATGGTGGCGCGACGCGGTACAGTTGGCAGATCGAGGCAGAGACGCCGGCCAAGCGCAACGGCGTGCATGTCGAAACGCCGTGGATGATGGCCTGGAACGATGAGACCGGGGTGTCGAAAACCGTCACGGTCGAGATCGCCAGCGCCGCGACGAAAACCACCGCTGAAGTCTGGCTCGAAGTGCGCTACCTCGGCGCGAGCGGCGCGCCGCTCTCGACCGTGCTACGCACTGGCGTCAGCAACCCGTTGGCCGCAGCCTCGAACCACACGACCAGTTCCGAGGCATGGACTGGCAGCGGCACGTCCGTCAAGCAAAAGCTGTCCGCCACGTTCACGCCACAGATGAAGGGTCTGGTGCTGGCGCGTGTGTGCGCGGCCGCCTCGCTGTTCGTCGATCCGGACCCGGTGCTCAGCTGATGCCTGTCTATCTCACACCAGGCGGCGCACTTAAGGCCACGGGTCAGCGATCAGTGCTCGTGCCGTCTTCCGGCGTCTGGTCGGACGTGCTGGTCAGCTCGGCGGAAGTGTCGTCCGATGCCACGTTGCGCTGGTCGCTGAAATCCGCCGTATCGCTCGACGCCGCCATCCGCTGGTCACTACTCCAGCCGGTCCAGTCCGGCGCCGCGCTGCGCTGGTCCATTCTTCAGCCGGCATCGGCCGATCTCATCGCGCGCTGGGCGCTGCAGTCCATCGTGGCGGCGGACCAGGCAATCGCCTGGAATCAGCAGCAGTCGGTGGAGCAAACGCAGCTCGTTGCGTGGAAGATGCTGCAGGCTGCTCAGGCCGACGCAACCCTGCAGTGGTCGATGCTCGCTGCGGTCCAGTCCGACGTCACCGCCCTCTGGAACATCGCCGCCACGCTGGGTATCGTGTCGGCCGACCTCGCGCTGAGCTGGTCCGCGCTGGCGCCCGTCACAGCCGACGCCTCACTGCACTGGCACCTGCTCAACGCCGTCGCGCGCGGCGTCGATCTGCCGTGGCACGTCGTACAGACCATCGCCGCAGACAGCGCGCTGCGCTGGGCACTGGTGTCGGCCGTGCAGACCGACCTCAC